ACTACTACAGATTTGCTTTGACGTTAGCCATTCCTCAGTGATTACGATGTCTTCCATTTTGTCTCCTTTGGTCAAGTTCAATCTACAATATAGTCTTCAGTATGAATCCCGAACGTGTCTTCTGACAGCGTTGCGTGAGTCTGGTTAATGTGAATGGAAACGTGAGGATGAAAATTCTGATTAAGGAATTCCATAGCGGGGCGTACAACGAGTTCAAATCCTGCCAGCAATTCCTCGCGAGTCTTGCTTTTTTGTGGTATTTTGTCAGTCTTCATTGGATGATTCCTTTACGTTTAATGTTGTTGTTATGCTAAAGTCAACTTTCAAGGCTTCTATTGTCTCAACTACCTTATTACCGCAATCATTACATAGCTCAAGACTTTCCTCTTTTTCTGACGTGGTTTTTATACTTGTCCAGAAGTTACCAATTGATTTTAGAACAAGATTACCCTCCCATCCGTTTGACCTGCCTGATTCGATCCGAGTACCACATAGGTCACAGTGAGTTGTCGTACGTTTCATTGACTTATCTCCTTTGGTTTGCGTTCTTGGTTTACTTCAATATAAGGCAAGCCTTGCCGCGTTGCAAGCGCTTTGGACAGTATTTATCTAAATTATTTGACAATGTATAGTTTGTTTACTATAGTGTTTAATAACTGTACAGCATTTGGAGATATCAGCATGAAGAATGAACAATTAGTATTGCCTTTCGAGATGAAATCTCTTGAGGCGAAGGAAGACGGCGGCAAAAAGACCGCTCGCTTTACGGGATACGCGGCGGCGTTTGGAAACGTTGACCGTGGCGGTGACATCATAATCAAGGGCGCATTTGCAAACTCAATCACTAAAAGCGAAGGCAAAGTACCTATTCAGCTTGATCATAATTACGGCATTAAAGAAAATGCTGGATTTGGTGTGTCAGCTATGGAAGACGACAACGGTCTGTTTGTTGAGGGTGAACTAAACCTTGAAAAAGAGGCAGGCAGAGACGCGTATAGCACAATGAAACAGGCTGAAAGCGTTGGTGCTCCTCTAGGTATGTCGATTGGATATCGCACAAAAGATTCTGAATATGATCAGGATTTAGGAATTCGCAAGCTTAAAGAAGTCGACATGGGAGAGTATAGCATAACGCTTTTCCCTATGAACCCTATGGCAATGGTTACCACGGTTAAATCTGTCATGGACTCAGACGATACAGAGCAAATTTCAAAGAAAAAACGTGAACTTGAGAATATTCTACGTGATGCGGGATGCTCTCAGAATCAGGCTAAGAAAGCCATATCAGCCGTTTTTGCACGTGAAGTGCAAGGCGATCCTGAAGAGGATTCCACAATGGAATTTGTAGAAGAATTGAAGAAATTAAAACAAGAAATGGAGACATAAAAATGTCTGACGAAGTAAAAGAAATTGCAAAGGATCTGAAGCAGACCTTTGAACAGGGCCGCTCTGAACTAGACGCCAAGATGGCTGAAGCTGGAAAAGACTCCGCAGAAGTGAAAGGCATGGTCGAAAAGGTCAGCGCTGATCTATTGGCACTGTCCGCAAAGCAGGACGAACTTAAGAAAGCCGTTAACCGTCCATCCGTCAATGTTGATGGTAGTGAGCAAAAGAGCGAAGGTGACGCCCGCGTTGAAAGCTTCCTGCGTACTGGCGAAGTTAAGGGTTACAACCTCAACGACGCACGCGGCGAAAAAGGCCACGAGATTAAAAAGATCTTTGTCGGCAGTGATCCCGCCGCTGGTTTTGCTGTGCGTCCTTCCTTTGAGGGAATGTATGACGCCGCTGTAACTGAACTCTCCCCGTTCCGTCAGAATGCCAATGTTATCAACCTGTCCACTGGCGATGCTGTTGAGTATCTTGTCAATCAGAAAGGCGGCGTAGGCGCTGAATGGGAAGGTGAAACATCTACCAGTAGCGATACTGGTAACCCCACCTTGAGCGAAAAGCGCATCGGCACTAAGCATCTCCGCGCAAGCGTCTATGTCTCTGAACAGCAGTTGCAGGATTCCTTCATCAATGTCGAACAGTGGATCATGAATGAAGCCGCTGAAGACTTCGCAGCAGTTGAAAACGCCGCGTTCTTCAATGGTGATGGCGTTGACGGCAAGCCTAGGGGTTCACGACCTATACGGCTGGTACGTCCTACGGACAGATTCAGCAGGTTAATTCCGGCGCATCTGGTGCATTCACGACTGACGGCGTTCTTGAGCTGATCGGTTCGCAGAAGGCCGCCTATAATGCTGGCAGTATCTTCTATGCTAAGCGTGAAACGATCTTTACTGATCTTCTGACGCTCAAGGATGGCGAAGACCGCTATTACCTCGTACCAGACTGGAGCCAGGGCGTTACATTCCGTATGCTCGGTTTCCCAGTTGTGGCCGCTCCTGATATGGCGACTACTGCTGCTGACGCTCTGGCGCTGGCATTCGGCAACTTCAATCGCGGTTACACTGTGGTTGATCGTGTTGGCATGTCCGTTCTGCGTGATCCTTACTCCAACAAACCTTTTGTTGAGTTCTGGATTCGCAAACGCGTAGGTGGCGACGTGAAAGTATTTGAGGCTCTCAAGCTTCAGAAGCTCGCTGTTTAATCAAGTGGCGCGGTGTAATAGCCGCGCCTACACAAAACAAGGAAAATTATTATGCGCGATGGATATTCAAAAACGGCTACGTTTGACAACCTTGTCAATGCTAACGTAAAGACCACTCCTGATCCAGACGGAACTGATCTGACGAACGCTGGTAGTGTTCTGCTGGTTGCTAATGTTGGCGACTCCTTAGATACTCTTAGCGGTTCTGTTAAGATTGAGTTCACTGTTGAAGAGTCTGCTGACGGTTCCGCATGGACTACTGTAACTGATAATGACGAAGTTGTCGGCGGTACACTCGCCGCATCGACTGGCATTTTCTATACTATTGATGCACCTGCTAAAGATCAAGTGATTGTAGAAATCAGTTATACTGGTGATAGCAAGCATGCTCGTATCCTTCCTACCTTCACAGGTACGCACACAAACGGTATCCCCCTGGGCCTCTTATCAGTCCTGATGGATCTGCGTGAAGCACCTCCGGTTGCTTAAGTAAGCAATGAAGCGGGGCCGCTTATGTGGCTCCGCTTTTAGCTATCATGATTACACAAACAACACCAAGATATGTTGAGACTGTAGCGCCAACCTATACAGGGCTTATAACAACAGCAGATGCTAAGTTTTGGGCTAATATAGACGATACTGGTGATTCAGGATTTGACGCTAGCACTGACGCCCTTATTGACGCATTGGTAATCGCCGCGCGTACACACTTTGAGAGGTACACAGGCAAGCGCATTTTGCATACATCGTTTACGGCGACTCTGGATGCAACGCCATGGAATCCTGATGTATGGTTGCGTGATGTACCAGTATTCACAATCGACAAGGTTTACGGACTTGATGCAGACTCAACAGAGCATGAAGCAGACGCGTCTGATTATGTTGTTGACTTAATAAACGGCAAGGTGATTTCCGTTGACTGGCCTACCGGCGACGCTACGCTAGGGTCATTCAATATTGATTACACGTCAGGGCTGTTTGATGAAGTCGGAAACGTATCAGATGATATTAAAACATGCTTAAAAATGCTAGTGTCCCACTGGTATGAGCATAGAGAAGCGTCAACAAACGAGACTATTAAAGACGTGCCTATGGG